TAATCGTCCGAAAAAAGAAGAATGGATCGAAGACTATTACTTACAAATTGCCATGTACGCAATGGCACACGACTACGTCTACAACAGCAAGATTGAACAAGGAGTTATCATGGTCTGCACGCCTGACTTATATTATCAAGAGTTCAAAACAGAAGGTGCAAACCTTCGAGCCTGGAAACACAAAGCACTAAAACGAATCGATATGTATAATGAACTTATACACGATGAAAAAGAAAGAACCAAACCAATGAAAGCGGAGGACTTTACAAATGAAAAAAAATAAATGGGAATTACATGGCTATTACTTTGATGGTAAAACGTCATGGGTAATGTACATTGATAAAAATGGCAACATTAAGACAAGGAGATGGAATGAACGATAGATTGTTTAGAACGATTCTAAAAAGATATGAAGCTGAAATTGAAGATGCAAATTACAAGATTGAAGCTATTTGTGAACACAATTTAGTTATACCAGAACACGTTGACATTACAGGAGAAGTCGACAAACAGCTTGAACGCATTGCAGGGGCCGAAGACAAGTTGGCAGCAATGAGAAAATACTATGGCGAAAAAAAGGCAGATAGAAACATATTGTGATAAATATGTCACAATTGTGGCATAAATACACTTTAGAATCATTCTAAATACTCCAGTGTATATGTATGGTAAAAAAAATAAAAATAAAAATAAAAACTACTATAAAAAAAGTGTCTTTTCTGTCACTTTGATTAAAAGTGTTGGTATATATAGCTAATGTCTGCCAAATTCTTGTTTTAAAAAGTGTCATGTGACAGATTATAATGTCACCTTACTACCAATTTCAGTTTGCCTATGCGCGCGCGATACAAAAAACTAGAAAAACTGATTTTTTTTAGATACATATACAGAAATGAAATCCAAAAGAAAATCTAGACGAATTAACAGCTACACTAAACCTAAGACTGTTAAACAAGACGTGCCGTTTCCATACAAACGTGTGCGAATCGATTGGATTGATATCATCACTGAAGGTGGCTGGGGTTCTGAAGTAGAGTTTAAAAATATGAAACTAGCTACGCCTGTTAGTGAAGGTTGGTTGTTTAGTAAAGATGATGAGACTGTAAGAATTTTTGCTGGCTATGATGTTGAAGCTGATGGTTCTATTCACTTTTCGGAGCGGTCGGTTTTTCCAACTTCTTGTGTGAAGAAGATAACTCGGATTCACTAACGTCAATGATGTCATCGGTTAACAAACTTGCGTAGTCTTCT